AGCGTGATCTACGTAGCTCCTGGTAGCTACGATGAGAACCTGACCGTAGATGAGGACTACATCACGCTGATTCAAATGACTGGAGCCGGTTACGGACGGCCTGACGTTGTTCCTACGACCGGAGTTGCTCTGGTTGTGAACGGCCAGGGCTTCACCTCTATCGGCATGCGGTACGTTTCTGAAGATTCAGACTCGGTGCAGCAGCATGGGAATGGCTTCTACTATGCTGACAACGTGTTCGACGGAACTGCTGGAATGGCGGCTACTGAAGGATGCATGCGGCTGGTGGGTCTTGCCGCGGACGACAGCTTCTCTGCTTCTGAAGGTCAGATAGTAAACAACCTGTTTAGGGGTGCGACTTCTGGCGCTGGCCTTATCATCCAGCATGCGGCAGTTCCTTCTGGTATCGGCTGCACGGATAACCGCATCGTAGGGAATCGATTCTACGACAACGGGGTTGATATCCTTTCTGCAGTGAATGTCTCAGGTGGCGGGGCTGGTATCTACCTGAACACTGCGGTCAAGGATAACCAGTTCATGACCTCTGGTGCCGCCTTCGTCTACATCAACATGTCTGCTGGTGTGGCTGGAGACCTTGCAGCTAACTCCGGTATCTTCAGCGGGAATTACTTTGCTGATGACGCTTTGGTCGCTGCGCAGGTGAATGTGGCAGGTCAGCCGAAGGTGTACGTGTCTGGCAACTTCGATGCAGCCGGCGTAGTGAACGGCTCTACGTTCAACAACTAATGAGGGCGAGGGCGGGTTTCCCGCCCTTCTCTTAGGGAGCTGCAATGCGTCCAGTAGTTCTAAGTCAGGCTGCCGATGGATTCACCTCATGGGTGGTTCTGGATTACCTCATCGCACCGTTCAACGTCTCGGTGATGGTGAAGACCGGCTTCGGAAATAGCTACGACTACGAGGTACAGACTACCTTCGATGATCCGTTCGCTCTTTACACGGTTGATGCTCTGTCTCGGGTGGCGACAGTCGCAACCTTAGACTTCAAGGTCAACCATACCCTTGCTGTTGGAGACTTTATCGCTGTTGCGAATGCGGGTGCTCCGTTCGATGGCGAGTATTCTGTTGCGACTGTTGTCGATGCCAATACCATTACTTACACGGTAGCGAACAGCGGGCCCACTGCTCTCTCCACCGCCCCTCAGCTCCTGCATGTTCGCAGGGCTAGGGTGATGAATACCGGGCAGAGCGATGCCTCTCCGTCGTCCGACTCGAGCGGAGCGTATACGGATCCCATCAGGGCGGTCAGATTGCTGATGGATAACTACGTTTCCGGGAATGCCACGATGACGGTGATTCAGGCAGGACATGGTGGTATAGGGACGTAATGGCTGAAGAAGCACCGATCTTCGTAGCTTCTCCTGGTAGCTATGGGAGTAGTTCTGAGATCGCTACTTTCGTTATCGGCCCGGATGGTCGGTTGACTTCCGCCGGGACTTCAGCGATAGAGCTTCCGGATCTATCGATAGTAAGTGGAGTCAGCACAGTAGCGGGGACTTCTGCAACGATCAATGCAGCCACAGGACGGTTCAGATTGGCGGCTGCGGCAACAGCCTTCACATTAACGAACAGTCATATTCTGGCGGTTGATACGGTCTTGGGGATTCCAGCTCAGAATGATGCTACCGGTATTCTGCTGAACATAGTACCGGGAGCGGGGAGTGCGGTGTTTAACTTCGTGGCTCCGACTGCAAACATGGATGTGAGTTTTCTTGTGGTGAAGAACGTCTGATGCAAGGAGATATTCTCTACGTCGGCGCGTCTGGCTGGGCCAGATTTCCGTCTGGCGTAGCAGGACAAGTCATGACCTGCGGAGGGCCAGGTGCAGATCCATCATGGAGCACCCAAACTGGTGCGAATCCTATTGCTGCATGGCCAATAGGCTCTGTATTTCTTTCCGTGGTGAGTACAGATCCGGCAGTGCTTCTTGGTGGTGGGGTTTGGACGCAGATTGCTTCCGGTCGAATGTTAGTGGGGCAGAACGGAGGAGATACTGACTTCGATGCGGCAGAGGAAGTCGGTGGAGCAAAGACCTCAAGTGCTTTGCTTGCTCATACTCATGGTATCGATGATCTTGGACATACTCACATTCAAGATGCACACACCCACGTCCAAGAGACTCATACGCATGTGCAGAATGCTCACACGCACCTGCAGGACATACACGGTCATACGCAGAATGCTCATACCCATGTGCAGGATGCACATACTCATGTGCAAAGTGCGCACACTCACGTTCAGGATGCGCATACCCACATCCAGAACAGTCACAACCACACTCAGAATCCCCACAATCACGTGATTAGTGGTGGGTCTAGCGATGATACTTCCGCCCCCTTTACAGGACCGGATGCATCAACCTCTATTGCTACGGCGTTTGGGGGTGGGATAGGTAACACTACAGCTGTCAATCAAGCTGCGACGGCTGTCAACCAGAACGCTACTGCCGTTAACCAGAACGCTACTGCAACCAATCAAAATGCTACAGCAGTTAACCAGAACGCAGTAGCGACTAACCAAGACACGACCGCTGTCAATCAGAATGCTACCGCAACGAATCAGAACGCTACGGCTATCAACCAGAACGCGACAGCAGTGAACCAAGCAGCTTCTACTGGCATATCCGTGCAGTCGTCTGGTAGCGGAGCTTCGTTTAGCCTGATGAATCCGTACTTCGTGGTCTTCATCTGGAAGAGAACTGCATGAGCACCAGCGGCACACTAGGCCAGACTCCGTTCACGGTTGACCGTGTCTTGAGTCACGCCATGCAACTAGCAGGAGTTCCGTCTAGTCGGTTGACTCCTGAGAACGTACTGCTGATGCGGGAGTCGCTCTACCTGTTGCTCCTAGAGCTAACGGCTATGGGGATCAACCTATGGTCGATGAGCCAGAATCTATTCGGAATCTATCCAGGAGAGATTCGGGTAGCTATGCCAACAGGGACGACTGACATTCTTAACATGTCCTACCGTAGGACTCTGCGGGTAGAGGCGGATTCAGTCACAAGCAGCGCAGGAGGAACGGTTGCCAATCTGAGCGATTCGGATGTGGACACGATCTGCACTCAAGCTGCGGCTAACGGGAACCTAGTATTTGACTTGGGCGAGAGTCCTTCGCCGCTCACGGTGCTCGGATTCCTCCCTGGAGCGACTAGCACTTGGACGTTCACCATAGCCGAGTCGGACGATAACGTCACCTACACGACACTCAGAACTGTCACGGCTCAGGCCGTCACAGATAACCGTTGGCTCTGGTACCAACTCGAGCCTTCAGTTACTAAGCGCTACATGCGGGTCCTGGCCTCTGGAGGGACCACGCTGATCCTCCGCGAGCTTTATCTATGCAATACCTATTCAGACATTCCGATAGCAAGGCTGAATATGGATGACTACAGCAGCCTGCCTTACAAGCAGTTTCCCAGCCAGCAGCCATTGCAGGGATGGGTAGACCGCAAATTCGATGGAGTAGATCTAGTCCTTTGGCCTTCTCCGAACACGACCTTCTCATGTCTATGGATGTTCATCTATCAGGAGACGCAGGATGTTGGGGCTTTGACCGATTCTCTAGCAATCCCTCCTAGAGCCCTTCCTGGCGTCGTGAAGAAGCTAGCGCTGGATATCCTCCTCAAGATACCGGAGGCTGATAAGGGACGGCTAGAGGCGATCAAGAACATGTCTGACGGTGCAATCATCATCGGTCGGGCGGATGAGCGGGATAGGTCTCCCGTCATTCTGATGCCTGATAACTCGGCCTATACGAGATGAACGAGCGGCTCTTTGCAGTCTCTCCAGATGCCCTGCAAAGCGTCATGGATCGTCTGCCTAGTTGGTCTGAGTTTATGGAATGCAGCATCTGCGGGGCATGGTGGGTCGCAGAATCAACGATGGGGACTGACTTAGACACTCTGGAGTGCCCACAGTGCGGCGGTAAATCTTCTCATGCTGGCTGGACGCTTGACGGGAATAGCCAATGAACTTTGCTACTGGCGACTTGGCAATCGCAATCTGTGATCGATGCAAATTCAAGTTCAAATATCTAGAGCTTTCACCTGATAGAGACAAGCCAGGACTGCGTGTTTGCGATGAGTGTAATGACGTTCGTGACCCGTATAGACTTCCGCCACGGCAACCAGAGCCCTTTACTCTGCGGCATCCTAGACCTGATGAGAGCATTGCAACGACTGCCGCGCAGCTGGAGGAGTTGGAAGACTTTCGCGAAGGAGTGACGCTGCCATGACTGAATGGATTGTCATCAATCAGAACTACGTCTTCTCGGTTGCTGTAGTTCTAGGAGCCATCATCAACTGGCTGATTCGCGCTTTCAACAAAGAGGCACCATGGAATCCTTTGGAATATTGGTTGAGAAACCATCCGAAGCGTTCAACCGCCACCGTCCTTTCTTTGTTAGGCGCGATAGGTATGGCCTGGGGAACGGATGTGGTAACCAAGATCCCTGTGGATATGGCGTTCTGGCTTGGATTACTTGGCGGGATTGCGCTGGATAGCGGACTCAACAAAGGCAAGCGCCAAGCACTCAAGAAACGGCTCGAGCCGGAGAACAAGCAATGATTCCTGGCAAGCTATACATCTACGGGGCGGTAGCGCTAGTTGTAGCGCTCGCCTTTGGAGTGCAGCAGATACGCCTTGCGCATTCTAGAGCTCAGACGCAAGAGGCGAGAAATGCGCTCCTTGAGTATCAAGCTGCTGCAGCGAAAGCTCTTACCGAGAGACTAGTCGAGAATCAGGCGCTGGAGAAGGCGCAGGAACAGAAAGCACAGGAGGTAAAGAATGAGTACGAGAAGCGCTTGGCTAGCGTGCGTGGCCGCTATTCTGCTGAGCTCGAGCGGCTGCGCAACAACGAGACCGCCGCTAGCGGTAGTGGCGCCTTGCCCGAGACCACCTCAACCTCCGGCGGAGTTGATGAGCCCACCAGCGAAGGACGATTTGTTGCAGCTCTTCAACGCTGTGAGGAAGACCGAGAGCGACTAGTAGGCCTTCAAGCCTGGGTTACTGAGGTGAGTCATGAGTGAAGAAGTCAGCGCTCTTAGGATGCGCGTGGATGATATAGCCGAAACTGCTCTGACGGCTAAGATCACCTCTGATGCCAACTGTAGGGAGATCAAATTGCTACGCCAGGCCGTGTTGCAGATTCAGATTCGGGTGGCCGCCTGGAGCAGCATCATCGGTTTGGGAAGTGCAGCTTTGACTGCATACATCATCAAGTACATCGGATAAAAAATGGCATACGTTGATGTTTTTTCTGGCAACGTAATACGACCTGCGGTAGTGAACTACCGGGCCGTCTCTCTGACGGCTAACACGACTCTGGTCTGGCCTACATCTCAAGGAGTGGACGGGACTAACGCCGTCGCGGAGATCATGGACGTTACCCCTTCCGGTGCCGGCTTTTCTCTCACGATGCCAGATGCTCGAGAAGCGGCGACCGGAGAGTCGGTCCTATTCTTCAATCCTGGGGCCGACACTTTCTCGGTTTTGGAGAATGATGGGGCAGCTCTAACGACTGTAGCGGCTGGTCAGTATCGGTTCATCTACCTAACCGACAATACTACGCAGGGCGGGACGTGGCGTGTCAATGCATTCGGGGTTGGGACGAGCTCGCCTGACGCTGCTTCTCTCGTCGGCTTCGGTATCAAGGCAATCGGCGGTACGCTCAATCAGAAACAGGACATTGTCGAGACCGCTGTAGGAATTACCCTCGCCTCGAGCGACCGCGCTGGTCTGAAGGTATTCACTGGTGGTAGCGTAACTTGCACGCTCCCCCTGACTACCGACGTAGGTAGTGATTTCTTCGTCTCGCTCAAGAACTCCGGGACTGGATCTGTAACCGTCACTCCTGCTGGTATTGAGGAGATCGACGAGATAGACGGTGGGGCTTCTCTTATCATGGTCCCGGATGAGTCGTTCATCCTCCAGTCTAACGGTGGCGGGAAATGGTACACCATCGGCAGAGGTCGAAGCCTCACCTTCGCCTTCTCCCAGCTTGTCAAGAGCGTGGCCGGAGGCTTGGACGTTACCCTAACGTCTACTGAGACCTCGAACAAGATCATCCAGCTAGTCGGTCTTCTCACGGCGAACATCAACGTCATCGTTCCTAACGTCGCATCTATCTACTGGATCTTCAACAACACGACCGGCGCTTTTACGGTCACGATCAAGACAGCAGCAGGGACCGGAATCCCGATCACGCAGGGCACAAGGGCTATGCTCCTGTGCGACGCTGTGAACGTCGTTGATGCGGACGACAATCCTAGTACCACAGGTCTCTTTGCTGATGGTAATGTCGGCTCACCGTCGATGGCTTTTGCTCTCGATACGGATACTGGATTCTATCGCCCGACAACGAATACTACTGGGGCTGCAGCTGGCGGAGTGGATTCGTTCCGATTCAAGACCGCAGCCGCTGGTGTCAATTACCTTACCAGCACTCCTGGAGCTACTACGTTCGCCCCTACGCTTGCAGCTGAGGGTGCGGATGCCAATATCGTACTAGCGCTCACCCCGAAAGGTACTGGTGGATTCGCGGTTGGCGTGGGAACTGTAGCCAGTGGGACTGACTCCATAGCTATCGGTACTTCTGCGGATGCTACTGATACGGCAGGCATTGCAATCGGTTCCGGTGCCCAAGTGGTCCCAGGAGGGTTTTCTAGCGACAATGGCATTGCGATAGGTGTTTCGGCTTCGGTAACCCCATCTGCGGCAGCTACTAGTAACGACGCAATAGCAATTGGTGCCGGAGCAACCAGCGGGAGAAATAGTGCTATCTCTATAGGCGATGGCGCTACCGCTTCCGGTCTAGTCTCAACTGCAATAGGGGCAGCCACAGTCGCGGCTGGCGCTAGTTCTATCGCAATCGGAGATACCGCTACTACTGACACCTCTGGCGATAATATCGCTATTGGAACCGCTGCTTCTTCTGCTGCTTCTGCAGCTATCGCTATAGGCGAAACGTCCTCGGCATCTGGTACGCAGTCTATAGCTATCGGCTCAGATGCGAGTGCTAGCACGACTGGATCTATTGCTATCGGAGACAATACAGTCGCAAGTACAGGGACGCAGGCAATAGCGATTGGGATATCAGCTGATGCTACTGCTGCAGATGCCATAGCACTCGGAGAGAATGCTCAGGCCACCTCAGCTCAAAGTATCGCAATCGGTTCTGATGCTGTTGCGAGCACTGCCGCTGCAACGATTGCAATAGGCGATAACGCCAGCGCTACTGGTGCGGACGGCATTGCAATCGGGGAGGGCTCTGCTGCCGCCGGTCCTCAAGGTGTTGCCGTAGGTTCGGATGCGAGTGCATCCCTAACTGCTTGTATCGCCGTTGGAGACGGTGCCCAAGCATCAGCGACCAGTGCCACAGCTATCGGTTTGGCTGCGCAGGCAACTGCTAGTAGGTCAGTAGCAATCGGGGCGACTGTTGTAAACGCTTTCGCCGATACATTCTTCACGGGCAATTCCCAGAGCGCGATCTTCTCTGGGGCGATGGAACGCTCGGTCGAGATGACCGATACGACAACGTTTGCCTCTCGTTCGGCTGAAGTCATCCTTCGGAAGCGTACAACCAATGCGACGGTTACGACTCTGCTACAAGCAGATGGATCCAAACTTGTCATTCCTGCAAGTACGGTCTGGCACTTTGACTGCCAGGTAGTAGCACAGGTTGAAGGCTTATCTGAGTTTCTAGTGCATACATTCCGGGATGGTGTCATTCGCAGAGACGGTGCTGGCAACACGACTCTAACGGCACCGACAGTCAATACTGAACTTCTGGATACCGTTACTGGAGGTGTCAGCGTTGCGGTGACTGCGGATGATACTGATGAGGAGTTGGCCTTCGACGTTACCGGCTTTGCGGCTACGAACATAGACTGGGTGGCCTACGTGAGAATCCGTAGCGTTCAGGTGGGCGCGTAAATGCCAGCCGTAATGACATATGCTTCGCTCGTAGACGATATCACTCTCTACAGTGAGCGGACGAATGACGCTACTTACATCGCTCAGATTCCCAGGATTGTAATGCTGGCAGAACTGGATCTTGCTGCCTCTTGGAGGGGATTGGGGAATCAGAAATGGGTCACCGATGCCTTCACGATAGATCAACCCATAGTCGCAAAGCCCGCTTACTGGCGAGAGACTATTGCTTGGAACTTCGGGACCGGAACTGGGAACGCTACACGCAACTATCTCCTCGAGAGAAGCCTTGAGTATTGCCGTATCTATTGGCCTGATCCTACGGTGTCAAGCTCGAGCGTGGTGCCTTTGTACTACGCTAACTATGACTGGGATAACTTTTTCGTGGCTCCGACTCCTGCGGTTGCCTATCCGTTTGAATTGGGATACTACGAGAGAATCACGCCTTTGGATGACGCAAACCAGACCAACTGGCTGACCGAGCATGCCCCTCAGTTGTTGCTGTCTGCCTGCATGTTGCAAGCCCAATTCTTCTTGAAGTGGATGGGAGAAAGACTGCAGGCTTGGCAGGGAATGTATGCGACTCAGGCTCAGAACTTAGGATTGGAAGCGCGTAACCAGACCATCGATAGAAGCACGGCGGTAGACAAGTAATGGCTGAGCAGTATCAAAACGAAGCCACCGTCCAGTCCCTGGACATGTCTCCAGGGATCAAGCGGGATGGTACGCCATTTGATGGGCGCTTCGCCCAGGACGGGATTTGGTGTCGCTGGAGAAACGGACGCCCGAAGAAGATGGGCGGGTATCGTGAGATCGAGAATGGACTTGACGGGCCGGTGAGGGCTGTTCTTGCTTACGGTCTTAACCAGATCGTCAGGACTTTCCTGTTCTCCTCAGAAGGCGTCCAGGGAATCGATTTGGACTACAACTGCATTGGTAGCGTTCCGGTTGATGGAGGGCCTACTGGGTTTGTGCCTGATGATCTATTGACTTGGCAAGTCGATACCCTCTTTGATGCAACCGGGGGCGGAGATACTCTTATCATTGCCCATGCAAGCAAGTACCTTTCGGACATTGCCGACCAGACTGATTACCCCTTCTACTACGGAAGCATAGCTGACTTCAATACACTAGGCATTCCGAATGCAAGTGTTGAGCAGGTGAGCGGTGGGATCGTAGTTCTCCATCCCTATCTCTTCATCTATGGGAACAACGGACTGATCCAGAATAGTGCGGCTAATGACGTTACGGACTTCGTTGGAGGAGACTCGAACTCGGTCAACGTTAGCGGAACCAAGATCGTCAGAGGTTATCCGATCCGTGGTGGAGGAAACGCGCCAGCAGGTCTTTTCTGGTCGTTGCAGGAATTGATAAGGGTGAACTTCGTAGGCGGTACGAGAAAGTTCACCTACGACATGATCTCGTCCAAGTCATCAATCCTTTCTCCTAATGGCATCGTAGAGTACGACGGTGTCTTTTACTGGGCGGGGATTGATCGGTTCCTGATGTACAACGGTAGCGTCCAAGAGATCCCGAATCAGATGAATGCGGACTTCTTCTTTGACAACTTGAACATTGCTCAGCGCTGCAAGATATGGTCCACCTCTGTTACGAGATGGGGGGAGATTTGGTGGTTCTTCTGCAAGGGATCTGCTACGGAGCCCAACTGGGCTGTAGTCCTCAACGTGAGGGAAAAGACTTGGTACGATACGCCCATCACTAGAAGTGCTGGGTATTTCAGTCAAGTTCTCAGGTTCCCTCTGTGGGCTGATTCTGAGACTAACACTGACGTTACTCCTGCTGCTTATAGATTTTGGCAGCATGAATTCGGGACGGACAAGGTCACGGCAGAAGATCAATTAGCTATTGATAGCTACTTCGATACCTGTGATCTAGGTTTCGTGAACGGAGATCCGATCCAGGGGAATGCCTCTCCTGGGATGAACTACTGGACTAGGATTGTTCGCATAGAGCCAGACTTCAGACAGACTGGAGAGATGACGGTTGAACTCTTCACGAAGAAATTCGCGAATAGCGAGTCACAGTCTCAGCAGACTCTGTCTTTCACGTCGGATACCGAGACGATAGAGCCGAGAGTCCAGGGAAGGCTCAACAAGTTACGGTTTCGCAGCAACGTTGCTAGCGGGGATTACCACATGGGGAAGACATTGCTCATCCCTGAGGTTGGGGACCCGCGGGCTACCTAAGGACACACTATGCCCATAAGACGACCAGCCGTATCAGGCTGGGGTGGTTCTGCTCTACCAGAGACGTATACAGGTACAGGACGAGGTGCCGGTACTGGTGCTGTCTCAGCATCGATACCTGCAGGCAGCTTTTCTAGGACAGCTACTAGACTAGGTGGCTTGCCGGCTTCCCCGGCTCAAACTCTTGCCGCTAAGCTGCCGCAGGAGTATCGGGACCTTGCCTCTTTGCCTGGCGCTAAGCTGATCTATGATCCGTCCGGAAGTGCTGTCACTGGGGTGTCGTACACTGGAGCAGGCGGAAAGACTCAGTATGCAGTTCTGCCGCTCACATCGACCGGATTTACAGCGCCTGGAGGTAACGTTCAATACACTGGAGTGCAGGGGCTAGATCCTACAGGTACCGTACAGGCTGGGTACTCAACTGCAGACATAGGATCAGGTCGCGGACTTACCGGACAGACCGTTACGCCTACTTCTGTTAGTGTCTATGAAGTTAACCCATTTGCTTCTCCTACGACTTACGCCACTACGCAGAAAGAAAAGGGCGGCAGTGGGTTTTTCGAGCCATTCGTTGAATCAGCAAAGGGCTTTGGTTCTACTCTTGTAGAGGCGGCACCATATTTAGCGATACCTACTCTCGGTGCCTTAGCGATGGGGGCATTCCCAGCTATATATGGTGGGATTGGAGGAGCTGGGGCAGCCGGGACAGGTAGCTGGTCAGCAGGTCTTGGAGGCGCAGGAGAATTCGCTGGGCTTGAAGGCGCAGGACTGACTGGCGCTGAGTTAGCTAGTACTGGTGGCCTGACTGCTTTAGAGGCTTCTCCTTGGGCCGCAATGACACCTGAGGCTATGGCAACCTTGGCACCAAGTACGGCTACTGGCTGGGCTGCCATGACTCCAGAAGCGCTCGGTGCCCTTGCTCCAAGTGCTACCTCCGGATTCGGCGGTGCTCTTGAAGCCCTCCAGGCTGGAGATATCGGAGGGGCTCTCAGCGGTGCAGGTGGGGCCTTATGGGAGACCGTCAAGAAGAATCCCATGATGGCCGCCGGTATCGCGGGAAGCATTGCAGACCTGCTGAGTGGGCCCGCTACCTACGATTTCACCGGGGGGGCCGGTGGAGTAGCTCCTGCCGGCAAGCAGCTTCCTGTCCTGCCGCCTCTCAGTCGTACTCTGATTGCCCCAACTGGTGACATTACCCAGTACGGCAAGAGCGCTTATCCTGAGCAACACAGGTTCTTCCGACGCGGAGGAAGTACCGGGGAAGCTCCGGGGAAGTTCACTGGGGCCCTAGATTCTCTCCTGCCATCTCGTTACATGCAGGGACCTGGCGGCGGGCAGGATGATCTGATCGACGCCAAAGTAGCGAATGGGGAATACGTGATCGATGCCTCTACCGTAAGTGACCTTGGAGATGGGTCGAATGAGGAAGGCGCGAGTCGGTTAGATATGATGATTCGCAAGATACGAGAACACAAGCGTGGCGGTAGAATCAAACTACCTCCGCGCGCTCGTTCTCCGCTAGACTACCTTAAGACTGGACGATGACATGGCTAGCATCTTTGATTTTCTGACTCAAGGCAGCGCTCCAGCAACCGGTGTTACTGGTACGACTAGCACAACGTCTCTGCCGCCTTGGTACGAGGACTATCAGCGCAATCTTCTAGCGGCTGGAGTCTCAACGGCTGCTGAGCCTTACCAGACCTATCCATTCCAGCGGCTGGCGGATATGACCGCCGCCCAGCGGGAGGCTATCGAGGGCGCGAAGGGTTATGGCCAGACGATGGCTCCCCTTGCCCAGCTCGGAGAACAGGCCACGGCCAGGGGCGCGATGGGATTCGATCCTGCGGAACTTGAGCGCGTCATGAGTCCCTATACGGCCGATGTTACGGACGTGATCGGACGGCGGGGGATGCAGCGCTGGGAGGAAGAGATCCTCCCTGGACTGATGGATACCTTTACTGGAGGCGGTCAGTTCGGCTCGCAGAGAAGCATGGACTTCGCTGGGAGGGCTTCTCGAGATATCCAGCGGGAGATCGCAGACGAGCAAGCTTTGGCGATGGAGCGCGGATACGGGACCGCCTTACAGGGCTATGGAGCCGCAAGGGCTGCTGACTTGGCAGCAGGACAGCAGGCCGCCGGCCTGTCTCGCGGAGCTCTAGACGTGCTTGGTGCTGCGGGAGGAGCGGAACAGGCAGACATACAGCGCTCGCTAGACCTAGCCCGGCAAGACTTCCTCGAGCAGAGGGATTACCCGAAGCAGCAGATTGACTGGCTGAAGGCTCTGGGTTCTGGGATTTCCGTTCCCACTAGCACGGCAGGTACTACTGCCGCGCCTTATGGCGCAGCCGGAACTTCTCCTTTGCAGATCCTAGCAGGTATCTACGGAATGACGCAAATGCCAACACAGGAAGAACAACAGCAACAACAGCTTGACATGTTGAGAGCCATCTACGGGACAGCGTAATGAATGGTGACCTAGATCTTTCCAGCGAAGAACTTGAGTTGCTGGAGGTACTCATTCCGCCTGACTGGGAGCCAAGTCAAGGCGACTTGATGGATGCTCCCGGCCCGCTGTCGGATGGCAATCTACTTGACTCTCCTGGAGTCCCACAACCTGCTCCTGGGGATCTCATGTCTAGAGCCCCGCTATCAGCAGAGGAATTCCAGCCTTCCGTGAAGGGCGGGATTGACCTGCTCTCTAGATACGAGCGGGAAGCGCCTTCCATTCAGAATCCTGCGATTCAGCGATTCCAAGACATTGCCTTCCGCTGGCTTCCGACTGACGATAAGGCATTGCAGGGAGCAAGGGCGAGGGCTCAGGCCTCCGCCGATCAGCTAGCAAGGCTCCGACTAGCAGCAGAAACTCAGGCGCAGCAGTACCCGTGGGAGACATTCGTAGCGGAGATGCTAGCTCCTCGGGAGACTCCTGGATTCACTTCTGCTCTCAGCGCAACTATGAAGGCAGTGGGCGAGGAGAAGCGCAAACGTGCTGGACTTGCTCGTGAGCTAGGCTTGAAAGAGGCTGAGGCTGGAGCGACAAGAGCTACGCAGGAAGAGCGCGCGGAGATGGAGCGTATCCGTGCTGGAGCTGATCTTGTGCAGTCTGCTGCCAATATGCAGCGCGCTGCTAGAACATATCAGCAACAGGGCGAGGGTGCTTTAACTAAGCTTGCCAGAGAATTGAATGTTGATCCTAGCACTCCTGAGGGACAACTTCAGATGCGGCGTATGTGGATGATAAAGGAGGCGAAGGGCGATCCTGATGTGCTGCGGGCCTTGGCTACTGACCAAGAACTAGACCCATTTTCTCCTGAGGCATCGAAAGCTATCCTTGCGCAGAGACTGCTACGTGAGCAGAAAGCGGAGCAAGAAGCTAAGCGCAAACTTACTCGCGAGGAACGCAAGGACGTTCTAGCCGAGCAAGCCGCGGCGAGATCAGCCAAGGCTGCAGATGTTGCTCTAGAGACTGCTCGTCTCAACATGGACAAGGTTCGCCAGCAGATGGAGCAAGCCGCCAAAGGCGGTGTCAGTGGCGGCAAGATGCCTGCTGAGATCCAGCGTCAGCAGTTAGCTATCCGAGGATTAAAGACAGGTCTAGATGCATATGAGCAGGCCCTTGAAGGCATAGATCCTCGCAGCTTAGATCAACTATCACCTTCTGCTCAGGCAAAGATTCAGAGCATTCTTGCTGACCTAACCATTACATGGAAGGAAGTGGCTGCTCTTGGCGCTCTTACTGGTCCGGATGTTGGTCTCATTAACCGTGCTCTCACAGATCCATTCTCTGTTAAGGGTGCTTGGTACGGGAAGGGTGGACTCAAAGAGCAACTCAAGCAGGCTCGAGAGTCCATGGGACGAAAAATATCTGCCTTTGAAGAGCAATACGGGACTGTGATAGAAGATAAGAAACCGACAACTCCATCCGCTTGGAACGCTACAGTTGGAGTTCAGGTTAAGATCCGCAAGGATGGGCGCACATTAATGGTGACGCCTGAAAAGGCTGAAGCTCTGAAGAAGAGCTATGGATGGGAGGTCATCCAATGACAGTTTGTTGGGAGTAAATTTTTGTGGATCCTATGAGTTTGCTCGAGCCTGGGAATATAGATCTTTCCAAGAGGGCAAGAGTTCGTAATCCTGACGGTAGTATAAGCACACTTCGCTCTATGTCGTTTGAAGATAATGGCATAGAAGTGTTAGTTCCGACTATTGGTCCAGATGGTAGACAACTCACCCAAGATCAAGCAATTAATCTGTACTACAAAACAGGAAAACACTTAGGCAAGTTTCGCAGCGCTCAAGACGCTACTGAGTTTTCCAAAATGTTGAGTAATCGTATGACCGATGTTGCGCGTGGAGAAATAATTCAGACTAAGGCGGCTGGCGGGGCTGTTCGTGACGTCTCCATGACTGAAGCCGAGCTACTAGAAGGAGCTATTCCTGTAGAAGAGGAGGCGCTATTGGCTGGCGCGCAGCCAGTAGAATTGCCTTCCGAGGAACAGCCTGAGCCTTCTGTCCTAGAGCGCCTTGGGAAAGGTGCAGTAGGCTCTGCAGAGATGCTAGGCTCGCTGGCTAGCGGGGCTATTGCTGCGCCTGTGGCAGGCCTTTTGGGACTATCATCAAGCGTATTTGGAGGAGCTGACCGAGCTGCGAACCTTGTGCGCTCATATCAAGAAGGTCTGACATATGAGCCTCGCACCGAAGCCGGACAGGCACAGCTAGGTCTAGTGGCCTCTCCGTTTACTTGGCTAGGAGAGAGGTCACGCCAGGCCGGGGAAGTCGTGCAGGAGGTTACAGGTAGTCCGGGCTTAGCTACTGAAACCGAGGTAGCTTTGCAGATGCTGCCAGCGGCGGTCGGGAAGGGTGTTAGGCCTGCGGTAGCGCAAGCAAAGCAACAAGCCGCTCGTGTTGCTGCCGCTCGAGCCCAGCAGCTCGAGGGCTTGCGTGCAGCGAAGGAAGCCGGGTATGCGGTTAGTCCTAATGAGGCTCAGGCTGGAGCGATAGGGCGAACTGTTGAAAGCTTGGCAGGCGAGCCAAAAGCTACGAAGCTTCTCTCTCGCCGTAATCAAGAACTCACTAATCGCCTAGCTGCAAAGGATGTAGGCCTGCCTGAAGATATGCCTATCAGCCGAGAGGCCTTGCAAAAGGTGCGTTCTGAAGCAGGCCAAGATTACGAAACAGTCAAGGGTATTGGTCGCATCAAGAGCGACCCACAGTACAAGGCTGATCTAGCGAAGATCAATCAGAGCTATGAGACTTCCGCCGCAGATTTCGCGCACCGCGGAGAGAGTCCTATTCGAAAGACAATGGAAGGGCTCAAGATAGATGAATTCAACGCGACTAGCGCCGTAGAGGAAGTAAAGCTGCTTCGGTCTGATGCTGACAAAGCCTTTCGCCAAGGCGACCAGAGTCTAGGGAGAGCACTTCGTAGTGCTGCTCAGGCCATTGACGACCAGTTGGCCAGGACGGTAGTGGATCGCGCGACGGTAGGGCAGATAGCTCCAGATGCAGCAGAGCGCTATCTAAATGCTAGGAAGCGCATCGCCAAAAGTCACATGGCAGAAGATGCGCTAAATGAGGCGACCGGGAACATCGATGCTAGTCTGTATGCCAAGGCATTTGAGAGCGGAAAGCCGCTATCCGGGCCAAGCGCCATCATAGGAAGAGTGGCCGCTCAGTTTCCAAAGTCCACTAGGCTTGCCGAGAAGCTTGGCGCTACAGGAGGAACGATCTTCGATATCGGTCTAGGGCTGGGGGCTGGTGGCATCGGGCTCGGCGCTGGGGCTGTGCCTGGAGCGGGGGCTGCAGCAGCCGGCATGCTTGCTAGGCCAGCCGGTAGG